CGGAGAGCCGTTTTTGCTGTTGCCGGAAGAACTTCATCGTGGCAACTTCAAACTTCGCTCTCTGGGCTTTCTGGGCGGCCGCCAGCAGATTACCGATGTTCTGCGTGCGGGATTTTTCTTCATGCTCCCGGCGGTCACTCATAGACAGCATCCCGCCGGTGTCTTCATCATCCGTGACCTCGACTTCATCTGTGCTTTCCTGCATCAGATCGGTCGTCACTTCCGCCGGGTCATCGTTGGAGCCGATGAACATATCGGAAATAGTAATCTTGAAGCAGTCGCCGCCGGTCTTGCAGGGTTCCATGCCCAGCAGTTCGCGGGCTTCATCCTTGGTCAAAAGCCCGGCATTCCAGCCGTCAATGCCCTTGGCCTTGTCGAACTCCTGCGAGCGCGGGACAACATCATCAAAATGCCAGACAAGATCATTGCCATAGAAAGGCAAAATCTGCGTATTGATGGCTTCTTCCCGGCGGTTGAGCCGCGGCATGATGACGTTCTGGGCATAGATGTACTGGGCCGCTTCACTTGTAGCCCTGTTGCTGCTCTCCGTGATGCCCATGATTTCACGCGGAACACCAAAATGCTCAAGCACGGCATCCCGGAGGAACCTTCGCCCCTCCGTCATATCCATGTCGCGCATGTTCTCGGCCAGCTTTGTCACGGTCACGTTGCCGTCCACCGTGGCAATGCCGTGGGAGTTGAAAGGCCCCCGGAAGCGCTCATTCCATTCAGATCTGAAACGGTCACGCTGATCCTTACTGCTTCCCGGCATCGAGATCAGCGTGGTCGGAGTGGCATCGTTGTAGAAGAACTTCTTCTGGAATTTTGCCGCGTACTCGTCCGTCTCGATCTCATCTGCAAGGGACTCTGCCGCACCGAGACCTCTTTTGTAGGGGTCAAGCGGGTTCAGTTCTTTCATGCAGAAAATATCGTCCACCGGGATTTGCCGGATGAGTCCGCCGGTCGTTCTGATTTCATAGTAGGGGTAGCCCACATAGGGGGTCTGCTGCACCCAATGTGTAGGGAGCGGCCACAGCTCCACCGGACGACCGAGGGCATCAAATTCATAGACGAAGTAGCCCTCGCCCTTGAGTTCCAGATAGATCTGCTGCAACCGCCAACACGCACCCGAAGTCATTTCATAGAGGGGGTTCGGATGCGCCATGAAATTCAAAAAAGGATGGTCCGTGATTTCCACTTCTTCCCCGTTCTCATCCTTGCGGTACAGCTTACCGGTGCAGGTGGACAGGTCGGAAGCAATGCGATCCACAACCGCCAAACGCGGGTTGCGGCCAAACATTTCCAGCCAGTCCCGCGTATTGCGCTCAGGCGGCGTAGTGTACCGGGGCAGCATAACGCTGACGTTTCCGCCATTGTACTGCCGCCCAACGGCATTGCGCCGTCCGAATCCAAATACTGCCATGTTTCTGTTGTTTCCTCCTATCCGATTTCCCATGTGTAGGTGACGGGCTGATACAAGGACAGCGCCACGGCATCCGCCCGGTCAGGGCTGGGCAGGCCGCGCCGCTTCATAATGTCCTTGCTCTCCAGCTTCAGCTTCGGCGGTGTTCCGGCAAAAGCGTACTTTCGCGTGGAAAGCTGGGCAATCAGCTCTGTATCATTGGGCAGGTGCAGCCGCCCGCTCTGTGCCATGTCACGAACCAGTGACCACATCCATGTGGATATGTCGGCATAGTTGGCGGCTGCATCCTCCTGCGGCACGGATGCGCCGAAGTTCACCGGGATAACCTCAAGCTGGTTCAGCCCTCTGGCTTCCCTTTCATGGCGCAGAATATCGGTCACGCCGCCGCCCAGACCGGTATCATCAATGATGGCATAGACCATGCCGGGGTACTGCGGGTACTTCTCCAGCAGGAAAAGATACTCAAAGATGATGTCCTCTGCCGTTGCCCACAGATCCTGTCCGTTCCGAATTTTCAGTTCCTGAACGTCAGCATCTATGTTGGGGGCAATGACGGTGCAGTCATCACCAAAACGGGCAACGTCACAGCCGATGGAGAGTCGCACCGGGCTGTCATGCGGAAGCGGCTCATTCATGGTGGCCTTTTCCGCAATGTAGCTGGGTATGAACACATCACTGTCCGCGACCGGCGGCAGGCCGTCTACACGGACGCGCACCACATTGGAATTTTTGCCGTACTTCTTTTCGAGGGCAGCTATGTTTTCCTTGCTGGTGCGGGGGCTGTCACGGCTTGATACCGTCATGCAGTACCAGTCCATGCCGTCCCCTTGGAAGCTCTCAGCGAAGCCGCCAGTCGCCTTTGTGGGGTTCCCGCAATAGAGAAGCCTGTTGTTGGCACCGGTCAGAGTGCCGCCGATGGCATCAAGGATGGGGTCAGCAACGCCGGATGCTTCGTCCACCACGAAAAGCATATTGTCTTCGTGGAAGCCCTGCAGAGACTCAGGCTTTGTGGCGGTACGCGGGACAGCAAACCAGCGGCGGTCATAGCCGTTCATGTACACGCGGGTCTTCGTCCATGTGAACATCATTTGAAGCACCGGGCTTGCGTCAAGCCACTTTGCCATTTCCGCCCACAGGACGTTGTCCAGCTGTTGCATCGTGGGTGCGGTGCAGACGATGCGCGGGTAGGAAAAACAGGCAATGAACCACCACATAAGATTGGCTTCCAGTGCCGTTTTGCCCACGCCCTGACCGGAACGAATGGCAACACGCCGATGCTGTGATACCGCCACAGCCGCTTCCCGTTGCCATGGATCCGGCTCAAAGTGAGTCACTTCCTTGAAAAACAGGAGCGGGTCTTTGCGGTACCGCGGTATTCTTCTTTGGAAAAACTCACGGCGCGTCATCGTCCATCTCCTCTGCGGCCTGAATGGCTGCTACCCAGTCGTCAACCAGTTCGCTCTTTCCGCCGCCGCTCATATTGCGCAGTTCAGCCAGCTGTTTGATGCACTGGGCTTTCTGCCGCTGCACATCGGTCAGGAGCTTGTTCAAGCGCTCTATGATGAGGTAGGACGCTTCTAGAGTGGAATTTGTCAGGGTTTCATTGCCCGGCAAACGCTCCCCGGCGGCTACTTTGGCATCAATGGCTTCCACATAGGACTGCAAATCGTTCTTTTCCTTTTCAGTGTCACCATCCAGCCGCTTGAAATTCCTGCTTCTCTTGGATGTGGTCTGCGTCTGAACATAGGCTCCCTCTTGAGAATAGTGGGAGATACGTTCCAGCAGATAGCCCTCGCGGGCGGTCAGCAATTTCAGCTCATTTATGAGCAGTTCTTCTGCATCCACATCTTCGTCACAGGCATCCAACAGCTGACGGTGTTCCTCTGTCCAGCTTCGGAACATCAGTTCAGACCACCCGCCATGCTTGACGGCGTTTCGGTTACCCTTGGGCGCACCTGCTCCAACGGCATTGACATTACCCGGCGGCGCGCCCTGTTTTGGTCTTGTTTCAGGGTCAGGTGCGGTGGGTGCATCCTCTGGGTGCAGGGTGCGTTTTGCGGGTGCATCTGCACCCTGCGTCCAGTAGCGCTTGCGCCATGACTTTACTGTGTTGATAGACACATCCAACTTCTTGGAAATCTCGGTGCAGGACAGCCCTTTTTTATACAGGGTGTAGCCTTTATCCCGCTTGTCCATCTACATAGTCACCATCCTCCTTTGTTTGTTTCTGCTCAAACTGGCAGGCGGAACACAGAGCGCACGCTACACGATGCCGTCAGCGGCGGTCTGCATTTCTTGTGAAGAAATAGAAAAAGGGAGTATCCAACAGCGCCAGACAGGCTTTCAGAAGATACTGCCCGATGATGATACCGATAAGCTGCATCCGGCCCTCGTGGGTATGCACCCAGCCCAGACCGAAGCCGAAGCTGATGACCGCATAGATCACCGTGTCCCAGATCTGGCTCGTGATGGTGCTGCCGTTATTCCATAGCCAGCGGCCACCCTTGGTGCTGCCATGCTTGGCAATGTAGCGGTCGCGGATTGCATGGAATACGGCCACGTCCCACGACTGGGAAACGAGGTATGCGGACAGACTGCCGATGACGAAGATCCAGTTCTGCCCCAGCAGGGTTTGATAGGCATTGTCCATGACGGCATCCGTTGCAGGGAAAACGCCGGTGAGCATAATGCAGGCGGTGGCAAAAATCTGGCCGATAAAGCCATACTTCACCACGCGCTGGGCCGTGGCCTTGCCCCAGATCTCGCCGATGATGTCTGTGCAGAGGAATGTGACGGCATAAGTGATGGCGCCGCCGCTCAAGGCCAGCTCGATGGGGCCGATATGCAGGCCGGTGGTAATGGTTCGTGCGCCGGTCACATTGGCAATGACGATGCTGATTGCAAACAACGTAATCAGGATCACCAAATTCTCGTTTGTCTTTTTCATTTTTGCTCCTATTCTTGTGAGCCTGCGGCTCGTGTATATTTCTGTTTGCAGATGGTGGCGCACAGGCTGGCTCTCGCTCCATAGAGAAGCGTTTTATCTGTCAGCTCCAGCCCCCTGCCCTCTGTAATGGTCCTCACCGCGGATAGCCGCTGTTCTATGAGGTCTTTGCGGAACTGGTTGATGTGCGCCTTTTGGTTGCCATCATCGAACCAGCCATATTTGACCCCGGACAGCCAGCTGGTGCTGTCTGCAGAGGTACAGAAGCTGTTCTGTGCAATCATCTTCACATCGGTGCATCCCAAAAGGTGGATGTCGATCTCAGGTTTGCGGTTTTTGATGTAGTGGGTCAGATAGCGGGTGTCTTCCCGGAATGTCTTCGGCTTGATGATGCGCAGTTCCGGGATGCTCAGGGCAATGTAGTCGCTGAAATCTATCAAGCTGTCCAGTCCCCGCATCCCATCCTCAAAATGGAATACGTTGATCTGGGGGTTATCCAGCAGCTTCTTCATCCGCTCCCGTAAGTACCACGCTTCCCTTACGCCCAGCACTTTCTGGCAGTCCAGCTCGACACAGGTACAGCGGAGATCATTCTGCTGCACGAATGCTATGAGCTTGTCCTGCCACTCGGTCAGGCTTTCCAACGTCTGTGTCTGCCCTTTCCCGGCACCAAACATCAGCGTGAACAGGCCGCTATCCTGTATCACATGGCGGTTGACTGTATCCTGCACACGGATCACATGGTCCGCCGGGAGCCGGAAATCATCATCCGGGCGACGCTTGAGAATGTACTTGTAACAGGAAAACAGCCGGTATTTGGTTTGTGCTGCCAGCAGGGCGGCGTAGAATATCTCTCCGCCGTCGCTCCCGGCAAAATGCACTTTGATGTTGTTATCGAACAACTCGCGCACCCCCAAACCCATCTTCAAGGACGGTGCAGGATGTGGAGTTTTCAAACTGGTTCAGGATTTCGGCGGCGATGTCCTCACAGGAGCGCCGCCCAAAATGACAAGCGCCATCCTCATCCCCATACTTGGAGAGAAGATAGCGCTTGATTGCATTCTGTTGGCTGATTATTTCTATTTCACGGTTTGCATTGTGAACTGGAAACTCTGCCGTAATAAAAAAGATATGACGGTGTGAGTTTTTGAGATATGCGAGTTCCCCATCAGCCTCCGGCCAGCAGTGAAAGCCCTCCATCTGAAGTGCGCATATCACATACTGTGTCATGCCGCATCCTCCAGACGGTACGCAAAGCCCATGTCCTTGAGAACGTCCACGAGGGTGGTTGCGTCCTGTTCAGACAGGTTAGGCACAATGACGGTCTTTTTTCCACCGGGCTGGGCTGTCTGCACCTCATCGGATGCGGGTGCAACGCTGGGCTGCACCCCTGCATCCTGCGCCGGGACTTCCGGTGCAGGGGCGGCGGCGGGTTCCTCGGACTTGGGCTTTGCCTGAACCCCAGAATCAAAGAAATTATTGATATAGGGTTCAGAGCCGGGAAGCTCGTACTCGTGGCCGCTCTCTGCGAAAGATGCAACCAGTGCGTCAACCTCATGCTGGTCGAAACCTGTCACCTCAACATCAAAGCCGGCAGAAAGATCCTGCAGGACGGCAGACAGCTTTTCATTGTCCCACTGGCCGCTGATTTTGTTCAGCGCCAAATTCAGGGCCTTTTCGTCCTCAAGGGACAGCTGCACCACACTGACATCCACTTCTACCGCGCCGGTCGCCGCCAGCACTTTCAAGCGCTGGTGACCACCAATCACGTTGCCAGTCTTCTCATTCCAGATGATAGGCTCAACACAGCCGTACTTTTCGATTGACCGGGCAATCTTCTGATATTCCAGGTCGCCGGGCTGCAAATCCTTTCTCGGATTGTAGGGTGCTGCATTGAGCAGGCTGATAGGTACTTTTCTGATTTCCATGAATTGCTCCTTATAATGACCTGCTTTCAGACAGCCCCAGCGGCGAACCGGGGATGACTGGAAGCACGATTTCCCGCGCAAAGGAGCAACGCGGGGCGAAAAATCCTCCTTCCCATAAAAATGGCGGCGCACATCAGATGATCTGCACCGCCCGGCTTTGTTTAGGATTTTGTAGCATAATAATATCATGCCTTGCGCCTTGCGTCATCAGAAAGCATTGGAAAGCATTCGTACCGATTGGAAGTCATTGGAACCCATCAGAAGCCATTGGAAGTCATCTGACAAACTACGCTTTCCACCCGTGGCAGGCAAGCAAAAGAAAAAGCCGCTGAATCAGCATTTTCACACTGAAGCAGCGGCCTTTTGAATTTGGTTCAGGCTATCTTTTTGAGGTAATTATATGCCATCTTGCACACTCCGGCTTCGGTATAGTACCGTCCGAGTGTCCCTGCGATCTCTGCCCATGAGCGGCACCGCACGAAACGGAGCCTGAAAATCAGGCGCATCCGCGGGTCTGAAATCGACACGCAGAATTCTTCTATTTCTGGAAGCACCCTCTCGGCTTCGGCTTCAAGCTCTTTGATGCCGGCATCCAAATCTGCCAGGTCTGCGGCCAGATCACCAACCTTGTCACGAACACCGGGAGTATGGGGCATTCCTGACAGTGACGGGGATGCTGGCCCCATCTTCTGGCACATGTTCTCGTAGATTTCTTTGTCCTCATCAATCTGCTTGCGAAGCGTTAAGTATCTGGACAGCTCTTGCACCGTCATACCTGACCTCCAGTAATATGTGCGCGGCCTCCAATTTGTAGAGGTGCTACCTAATTATTTTAGCACATTTTACGGCAAAAATACAGGTCTTGCAGTCGGATTATTTACGGATGAACGGGCAATCCACGCCCAGCCAGATAGGCGGCTGTCCATTGCCGATCACCGAGAACCACAGCCGCCCGGTCAGCAGGAGCTTGATGCGCTCCCATAATGTAAGATGCCAGCAGGAGATCACCTGTCCCTCTCCCCGGAAAGCTGGAAGCGCTTCGCACTTGTCTTCCATGCCCTCCGGCGGGTTATAGGTGATGTTCTGCTCACGGAATGGAATAGGAGTCATGCGCTTTCCTTTCTGGCGCGAATCGTCACGCCCTTGGGGGTGATCGTCACGACCGCATTCAGCGCCCGCGCCGCATCCACCATCGTGTCCATCCGAGGATTTCCGTAGAGTTCCCTGTAGCCCATCAGGTTCCGTGCAGTATGCGGGGACAGCCCTGACTTCCGGCTAAACTCGCTGAGGGTCATCCCCCGGAGCTTGCGAATCTCATTCAGTGTCATCATCGGCCCTCCTAAGCGCCACGCTTTCTTCTTTCAGCCAGTCCTTGATGCAGTGGAAGCAATGTTCTCTGCTCCGGCAACGGCTCGTCTGCTTCCGCTGGACGAATTCACAGAGCAACTGGGTGAAGTTTTCCCGGATGTCTGCATCCGACATGGAGCGGATAAAGTCACCGTTGGTCATTTCTGCGGTTCCTCCATCAGCTCCATCAGCCGTTCTTTGGCGCGGGTCAGCACATCGATTTGCCGCCGGGCTTTCTTCTGTGCTGCCGGCATGGCCGCTTTCAGCGCCGGGGAGATTGCATTGAACACCGCCCCCGCATACCCCGGCATATTGGCTGTGCGCTCTGCATCGGAGATCAGCTCCTGCAAATCAGTGAGGAGCTGGACATCTTTTTGAAAATTTGACATCAGGCATCCCCCTTTATACATTCTGAAAGCGGTTGAAGCACTGGACGTTGTTGCAGAAGCGCTCTGTCCCAACAATTTTCAGCGGCTTACCGCAGTATGCGCAAAAGGTCGGACTCAGCTTCACGCTTATCGACCGCGGCGTTTCGGGTTCACTTTTCGTCCCACCATGCTGCATCAGGTTGATGCCGCACATGATGGAGCCGGTTTCAACTGCTTCCCAGCAGTACGCCCTCGCCTTGCATATAGAACAATCTCTCATATTGCCATCACCCCACTTAAATCAGGAATGCAGGGATGAGAAGAAACCAGAGGTATCTTCCATCCCTTGTCACATAAACAGAAATGGAGATTGCAACGCACACAGCAATCCACTTTATGACATCGGTAATCTGAATCCACTTCATTCCGAATCCCTCCTTTCCTCCACATAGCACCAGCTCTGCGGCGCTTCATACAGGGTGCAGCCATTGACTGCACAGGTGGGCGGCTCCATATAGTTTCCAGACGGTTGATAGTTCTCGCAGTCTGCATTGCCGCAAACACCAGTCCCGTTCATGCCACAGAAACCGTGGCGGGAAAAGTCCTCCAGCTTGAGCGGCTCCTCGTAGAGCTTCAGCTGAGAGATCTGCCAGCCGTATACCGGCTCACCCTGCGCATACTTTACGATTTCATCAAGGGTCAGGCAGCTTTCATACAATGCAGGGAAGCGCTTGATGCTGATGCCCTTGCCGATCGGCCTGAACACATCAAATCCGATGCAGACGAACTCACCGAAAACAAGGCCGCTCCCACGACCGCCATCCATGGTCTCATAGATATAAACCTTGAACGGCACTTCCAGCTTCGGGCAGGTCTTGCGGACCTCAACCGTCTTGCGCCCCCGCCGGATCAGGTCACACCACTTGGGCTTGATGCTGATAAGGACTGCTTTCATGTGCTCACCTCTTCTTCCAAATATTTTTTATCGTAAAACATTCCGTCCTCGGAAATGTCAAACTCCTCATGCTCCCAGTATGCGCCGCAAAAACTGCCGCATGATGCTGTCATCGAATTTATGGGACCGGCATCGGTGACGATGTACCGTTTGGACAGTTTCCCGTTCATCAGAACTTTGTAATCTCGTGATGTCTGATAATACTCGGAAACTATAATTTCCCCGCCGCACAAAGGGCATCGAGCACGGATTGCTTCTTTCACTTCCTGTCCACCTCCGCGCACGCCTTGCGGCACATCTCGCACTTTTTGTACGGTTCATCAAGCCAGCAGTTGAATAACAGGCACTTAGGTTTTCTATATTCCGGCGGTGCCTTATTTCCGTGTGTCTGGGTACGAATTGCATGGTACTTGCACACTTCTTCTCCCCAAAAGTCCCCACCGAAACTGCATTTTCCATATTCCGGTGACACTTCATGCGAAACTGTGATGGTTTTTTCTTTCATTGCTTTTCTTCCTCCGGCGGCTCCAGCAGCGGCACCCACAAGTGTCATTGCTTCCGCCCTCATTCATGGTACATACGCTTGTTGCGGTCCCACTTCATCGTGACCGGGTTGCCGCACTTGCAGGGCACCGTGATTTCGGGGTCTTCCAGATTGGTGCGGCCGTGGGCTTCAAAGTCACAGCAGGGGCAGGTGAACTCATACCGTGTCAGGTTGTCCAGCTGAACTTCCCCGCCGCAGCGACAGGTCACGCTGGCGCTGGGTTCCCGCAGGAAGCGGCCAAATACGTCGCCGCATTTCGGGCAACGCAGGCGCAGGACACCGTAGGCCGTGCCCTTGTGGATTTCTTTCCGCTGGACACGCTTAGGCTCTGCCCCCGCAGGGGGGCTTGCCTTTGCCTTTTCCGGGATGCCGCCGCTCAGCGCGCAGGCGGTAGCATTGGCGCTGACCTCCTGCAATGCCCGGCTCAGGTCAGACTTGATGCTGTGGATTTCTGCCGCATCCGGGGCGGCCTTGAGTTCTTCATGGCGCAGGCAAAAAGTAATCAGGCTCAGCTTCACAGCGCTCTTCTCCAGACGCTCCAGTGCAGAAACAGGGATAGCCCCCATAGTTTTCTCATTCATCGTTTTCAGTCCTTTCTTCATTTTTCTTGCAGTCCTGAACGGCATTGCAAGGTTCATCACAGGTTTTGCAGCACTTATCACAGTTTGGGTGTGCCGCCTTGCAGTAGTCACAATCCGACCACTTCTTTTCATCGGGGCCGTACTCCCGGAAAATCTTGTGGGTGCCGTCCCGCAATGCCTGCTCATCGTCGCTGATCTCATACCCCAGCGCCGTCAGCATTTCATAGGTGGCATCCAGTGTCGGATTTTCCCGATAAGAGTACACATATTTCTGGCGCTCAACATTCCAGTCCTTACTCCAGTAACCGCAATAGCTGCTGTCCATCGAAGAATAGGCAAGTGCCAGCAGCACCTTTTCCGGCATTGTACCGTAGACCCCATCTTCATCCAGAATTTTGTACCAGTCCTTGCCGGAACTGTCCACAAATTCCTGCGACAGCTCCACACCGAGGATGTTTCCAATCAGCGTCAGGTCTAAATCAAAATTATCGTCTGCGGCACAGGCCATGTAGCGGGCAATAGCCGGGAAGCCCTTTTTGCAATCGGTAGGAGTCAGCTCCACCACGAATTCACGGCGGAGATTGAACATAAGTTCCGTGATGTTGTGGAAACTTTCCCCAATCATGCGTTCTTCCTCGCGGGCGGCATCCCGCTTTGCCTTTTCGGCATCCTCTGCGGCCACATCACGGGTCTTGTACAAATCAATCTGCCCACTGCTCACCTTGTAGAAATACTGGACATGATCTGCATCTTCCGGCACAACAACATCTTTGGTGATGTTCCACTTGCTGTACCCGGTAACGTGTTCGTGGGTCTGATAAGTAGCATTCGGGTCTTCGATTGCAAATTTCTTGAGGTCTGCAATCCATTCAGCCTTGCGGTGTTCCCACTTCTGATTTTCCAGAACTTCCTGCATCACCCGGCGGAAGTTCTGAGTGCCAAGAGCTTCCAGCGCCTTATTTTTGTCCTCAACGCTCTCAATCTTATCCAGCTCTGCGTAGTCCGAAAGAGTGGCGCCGCGAAGTTCTGCCCGGCGGAACGCATCCCGGTCAAGAGAAAGGAGCTTCACCCTGCGGCGGATGGTGGACTGGGAGAAGCCAGACTTGGATGCCACCTGCTCTACCGTATCGCCCAGATCCAGCATCAGCTGGAAGCCCTGCGCCTGCTCATAGGTAGTCAGGTCACTACGCTGCATGTTCTCAATCATCATGGTTTGCAGCTGTTCCCTTTCGTCCATTTCCACGACCACGCAGGGCACTTCAAACAATCCTGCCTGTTGTGCGGCCGCGGCCCGGCGATGCCCGATGATGATGGTGTAGTCATCGCTGGACCACACAGCCTTGGGTGTCCATGCTGCCGCTGCTGCTGCGGCATCCCCGCCCTCGTCAACGCACTTCGCAATGTACTCCCGGCTGTTGAGGTAGTGGCCGGGGATAACGGTCAGGTTCTGGAAGATGCCGTTCTCTTTGATGCTGGCGGCAAGTTCCGTCAAATCCCCCAGTTCCTTGCGGGGGTTGTCAGGGTGCGGATGCAGTCTCCTGCACGCAATGTTCGTGATCTCTGCCATGATTTATTTTCCTCCATGGTTTCAGAAAAATGTGAGCTGCCCGGTCTTGGTCTCACACAACGGCGGTGCAGCATCATCCTTTTTGTGTTCCGGCTCTGCTTGCTCGGTCTGGCGGCAGACAGGCTTCATCAGAAGTTCTATCTGCGCCCACTGGCGGCGCAGAAACCAAATGTCCGTAGAAAAGAACGGTGTGTACCAAATCCTGCTTTGCGGCCCCGCCGGGAGCAGCCCACGGCGATCATACGCGGTGCTTGGTTCTGTAATGGTGTTCCCGATGACTACATATCCAGCACAGCCTAAAAAACTGAGCTGGATGTAGCACATCAGTCCTGCAATCAGGTCAATATCCTGCGCCACAAAAAGCACCTTGTCGTGGTAGCAGATATTTTTTCTCCTGCACAGGTTGGCAAAAGCAATCAGCAGTGCGCCCGCACCGCAGGCCGGGTCCGAAACCGAAAAGAATCCGGCATTCTCTGCCGCCGGGTCGCTTCCCCCGGAGATTTCCACCATGCACCTACAAACGTCATACGGGGTGAAGAATTGCCCGGATGCATCGTTGCCCAGCTCACAGAGCATGTACAGTTCCCCTAAAAAATCTTGGTCGGGGTTCTGCTCCATTCCCATGATGACCTCGGCCAGCAATTCAGCAAATTTATTTTGCTCGGCATCGCTGTACTTGGAAATGATGGTCTGATAGGTTTTGGTGCGCTCTGGAGCATTCTGTTTGTCGGTGGCATTGGAAATCTCAATGGCGGTCACCATCACGAAGTCCTGCCAGACCTGCCACCGATTGAACCGGCCGCACAGACTGTTGAAGATTTTCAGGAATGCTTTTTGGTGGTCGTCCCGGATATTTCGCACTGCCGTTGCCTTTGCCATCGGTTATTCCTCCGTATCGTCCTCAGCGGAGTCCTCGGCCGGTTCATCGTCGGTGTCGTCCTGCGGGGTCTCCTGCTTGGTGTCCTGCTGGGAATCCCTCTGAGAATTGGAATCCGGCACATCAGGCACCGGCACGCCGAAATTGCGGAGTTTGCCGTTCTCCATCAGGTCACGGAAGAAGAACTGCTGCCAGAAAGAGATCATCTTCAGCAGGATGTTCTCAATCTTGGTGCGGAGAACCTTGTCGATGCTGAACGTACCCTTGACCTTGGTCTTCAGCTCGCTGTTCTCAAAGTACCAGCACATAGAAGAATCCTGACTGCAATAGCCGGTTTCTTCCACATTGCCCAGCATATCCATCTGGGTGGCAACGTCATTGATGGGGGTGATCACCAGCGTGATGGGATAGCGGTCCTTGAAGAAGCGGAACGTGAAGTTGTGCTCATCGCACAGGCCCTGCAGCTTTTTCTTCTGGGCCTCGTAGTTGGAAATTTCGCTCATGGTATGTACTCCTTTCAGCAATCAGATGAAATTTTGTAATCGTTGTTGTGGTTTTCGATGGCGGTCAGGCCGACGGCGTATGCCGCCCAGATGTCCGCCTTGAAGCCATAAAAGAAATCTGGGTTTTTGCTGGTGCCTTTTCCGTTTTTCAAATCGTGGGTTGCAAAACGGTCAATCAGCGCCCGCCGGATGGCCGGGTCATTTGCCCGGCTGTCATGGCAAATGTGCCGTTTTTCTTCGATGCGGCAGAGAAGCCGCGGCTTCTGCGCCATCTGGATGGACAATGCTTCATAGAAACGCCCAATCCAGAGGACGGTATCAAAAACTTCCCTGCCCACGGCCATGCCGTAGGAAGCCACCATTTCAATGACCGCCCACTGCCAGCCCTGTTCATTGGCAAAAACCAGTTTGTTGCGCAATTCTTCGTTATCGACCTTGCCGAACTCCAGCGGCTTCAAGGTGTTGCAGTCAATAACGCAGTAGGCACTCTGCCTGTTGCCCGGATCAATGGCAATAATCGGGCATTTTTCACTCATAAATACGACCTCCCAAATTCCTGAATAAACCGGGCTTCCGGCCAGCCATAGTGTTCCATAGCCTTTTTCTGCGCCCAGCGCTTCAGCCGAAGATCAGCATCATGGTTGTTGTGGATGGCGGTCGGGCCGTTCTGATGGCACCACGGGCAAAGCGTCACCCACAGGCCCAGACGCTTGCTCTTTGCCCGGTAGGCGCTCCCGAAGTACACCTCATGCCGTGCTGTGCCATACCGCCCGCAGATCAGGCAGACCGGCTTATCATGCAGGATGCTGGGTGCATAGCCGTTGGAATCCAGCTTTTCGCCGTACTCATTCAGCGGCATCCGTCTCACCTCCCGTCACAATCCAGACCTTGTGAGAACCCCAGCCCGACCACGAAATCGCTTCCGCATGGGTGCCAACGGCCACATCTAAGGCATTTTCCTTGATGAGTGAGCCGGTATCCTGAACCACCCTCATCCCTACGCCCTCAATCAGAATGACCGTGCCATAGGGAAAGATGCTGGTGTCAGCGGCCACCGTCACGCCCGGCTGAACCTTGGCACCGCTGGATGTGATGCCCTGCCCCTCCCCGCAGATATGCGGGTATTCCTCGGAGCAGTAGGCTGTGCAGTGAAACTCCCCTGCGTATGTAAGGGCAATGCTCTGATCTGCGGCAAGCGTGTCCGTGAGCTGCTCAACCTCGGTCTGCATCTGCTCAATGGTTTCCTTGCGCTCCACGGCCTTGTTCATCCAGTTTTCTTTCTGGCTGGCGTAAATGTCCCGCTCCATGGTGAGTTCGTCTACCCGGCGGGTATAGACCGCGCTGGCAAGGGCGCTGCCGGTAAAAAGGCTGACTGCACAGGCCAGCGACACGATAGAACGAAGCTGCATTTCAACCTCCAATCTGAGCTTTTGCCCCGCTGGGCAGTGCCGGGGGCATCCGATCCGCATCCTTGGCAGCATCCACTGCCTTGACAAAACCGGGCTTGACGTACTGCAAGAGATCCGCATTGGAGCGGTCAAGGGCATCCACCAGCCCCGCCGGGGAGCCAGCCCATTCCCGCACAGCGGCAGGCAAGGCACCGAAGATGCTCCTGTTCTCTGCCCGGAAGTCCTCTGCGGTCAGCTTCCCGGTGGCCGTCACCAGTCCGCCGTGGGTGGCATAGTACTGGTTCCGCTCAATCTTCCGGGCGGCAACGATGGCCTGCGTCCACAGGTCGTTTGCTGTAGGCTGACCGGCGCTCTGCAACTTGCGGATTTCTGCGCACCAGTCAACCAACAGCTGGTTCTGATACCGGCACACCGTCAGCGCTTTTGTCAAAGCCGCCGCGGCCACATCATCCGGGATGTCTTTGAGCGCGGCGGCGTAAATCTGCGACCGCGCCGTGCGCTCATCGGTAGAAAGCGGCCGGCCGAAGTAGTTTTCAATCAGTGCCAGCGCATTCTTCAAACATTCAACTGTCATCCTAAACCTCCGAAAATTGCATCATAATCATCCTTGGCGGAGGGCTTTTGCGGTTGACCCGCCGGGGGATTGCGCCGCTCATCACGGGACTGCACATCGCCAATGGTTTTCACGCCCTCGTTTTTCCATGCTTTCAGGATGCCGTTGACGTAGTTCCACTTGCGAATCCCGGCCAGTGCAGCCTTTTTGATAGCCAGCAGGATGAGGT